TACGAGCCGTAGACCCACGCTGCGGCCTTGAGCGGCGTCACGGTGATGGCGGCGACCGACGGGGAGGAGTCCACGACGATCGAGCCTTCAGTGAGCCACTGCGCGTTGACCCCGGCCGAGCTCACGCCGTTCCACGTGTTGCTCGTCGTCGTCTTCACGTTGCTGATCCGCCGCCACGGGTTGGCCGAGCCGGCGTTGGTGAGCACGATCGTGGGGTCCAGCACGAACGGCAGCATGACCGAGCCGAGGGAGAGGGTCAGCGCGGTCCGGTGGATCTCGGACAGGTGCTCCGGGTCCTCGCAGTACGCGCGGAACGCGTCCTGGTACTCCTGGCTGCCGTACAGCAGCATGTGCCGGGCGATCCCCGCGTTGCCCTGCGCCTTGGCGGTGGCCTCCTCGGCGAAGTCGTGGGCCAGGTTGTGCCGCTTCGCCTCGAGCTCGATGGCGTCCAGGGCGCGGGACTTGAGCTCGTTGCGGGTCATCAGGACCTGCCGCTCGTTGCGGATCAGCTCCTGGCAGTCGTACGGGTCCCGGTTGCTGCTGATGACCAGCTCCGGGCTGCCGAACCGGGACGCGGAGGCGCCGCCCTGCCCGGCGGGCCGCTCGAGGTTGCCCTCGTCGGCGGCGGCGCGGGTGATGCCGCGGACCTTCTCCATCCGCTCGATCAGCGGCTTCGCCTTCTTGTCGAGGTCTTCCCAGCGCTGCACGAGGGTGTCGCGGAGGTCACCGGAGTCTTCCTCGGTGACGCTCTCGTCGTCTTCCATCCGCTGGAGCTCGTTCTTGATCCTCGCCTGCTCGTCGAGGATCTCGGTCAGTGTGGCCATCGCCACGGTCCTTTCGGCTGGTTACCAGTCCAGCCCGTGCTTCTCCCGCAGCTCCTGCGAGCGGAGGCGGTACAGCGCGTGCTGGTGATACCGGGCCGAGTGCTCATCGCCGTCAGTGCGGGCGAGCGGCTCACCGGCGGCGGCTTCCTCATCGGGGGAAGTGCCAGTGTCTTGCTCCTCGTCCGGCTCCCAGGTGCCGGGAGTGGACATGCGGACGCCGAGGATCTCGGCACCCGAGTACGCCTCGAAAGGCGTCGGGCCGAACTCTTTCAGCCCCAGCTCAGTGCGGCGCACCCTGGTCAGCTGGCCGCCGCGGGGGCGGTGCCGCTCGCCGGGGCGCAGCTGCGGGTCGGACCGGACGATGCGGCCGGTGAACGACTGCGCGGTGATCGACCCGTTGCGGATGTTCTCCAGCACCTCGTCGGCGAACGGCGTGTCAGAGTAGCGGGCGAGGGTCAGCAGCCCGCGGGCTTCCGGCCGGATGTCGACGGGCGTCGCGATCGGCATGCTGCCGCGTTCCGACGGGGTGCCGTGGATCGTCATCCCGTGGTTGTACATGACCTTGACCTTGCCGAACCCGGCGCGGGACCGGCCGATGTCGGCGAGCACCTTGTTGAACGCCGACGGGTCGATCTCCTCGATGTAGTGGCCCTCGAAGTCGCTGATCTCGGCGGGAGAGTCGAACGCCGTCGCGTACGCCTCGACGAGGCGCCCGGTGCTGTCGCCCTGCGCCGCGCGGACGATGTGAATGTCTTCCAGCTCGTAGGTGCGGAAGTACACCGCATCGGCGCGGGACGCGCTGGCCTTGCTGTCGTCTGCCACGTCAGCTCCTAGCTTGTCCATCGCGGCCTTGATCTTCGCCTTGACGTCGGCGAGGGTGACGCCGTTCATCGGGTACTGGGCGGCGTTCTTCGGCATGTTGATGTACGACCAGGCCGCGCGGATGTGGGCCTCCGTGTCGAGGGGGTACTTGCCGTTGCGAGGATCCGCGTACTTGACGTCCCCGTACGGCTTCGCCTTCGTGTCGGTGGCCATAGCCGCCCTTCCTGCGTGCTTCTCCATTGCCGCGTGCGTCGCGGGCCAGATGCCGAGCGCCTCGTGGTGCGCCTTCGCGCAGTAACCCTGCGGGTCCTTGATGAACTTGCCGAGATGCAGGACGCACCTGTCAAAATCTCCGCCTTCGCCCCAGCGGATCTTCGCCGCGCCCTCGCCGTGCACCCAGTACTCGTGCAGGCGCTCGGTGCCCTTGACGTCACCGGGACTGGTCTCAGCCATGCCCGTTCGCCTCCGTCAGCGAGCGCCGCACGGACGCGGGCCGGGGTGTCGGCCGGGACCCGTCGCCGTTCCCGGCGCCAGGCGACACCGGGCCGACATCCAGCCGCGGCATCGTCGGCGGCAGCGGCGTCGCCGTCGCGCCCGGCTGGCCTGGCTGCGGCAGCAGGTTCTGCACCGGCTGAGACGACCCCGGCGTCCCGATACCGCCCGCCTTGAGCTGTGACAGGTCCATCGCGTCGACAGCGGCGATAGCGGACTCGTGCGTGTACCCGGCCTGCACCAGCGCCAGCAGCGCCTGCGCCCTGACGAGGGCGGCCTGGCCGCGCTCCATCTCCCCGTCCTGCAGCGCCGCGATGTCGCTGGTGTCGAACCACAGCCGGTTGCCGCTGGGCACGTCCACGAGCTTGCCGAGCGCACCGCACGCGGACCGCCACGCCGGGCGCGCCCAGATGTTCGCGAACTTCTGCATCGACTCCTGGTAGCCCCGCCCGGCGCCGCGCAGCGGCTCCAGGCCGACCAGAACACCGGGGACCTCGCACGCCGCCAGGATCCGCTCCGTGCCCACCGCCGCCACCCCGGAGAAATCCATCTGGGACAGGGAGTTGCCGACCAGCGTGATGTCGGCGCCCTGGTCGAGGATGATGCCCTTGCCGGCGTTATCCGGGCCGCCGTACCGCGCGTTCAGCCGCTCCCGGATGCTGTCCACCGTCGCGGGCTGCAGCTTCTGCGCGTACTTGATATAGACGTTCGGCGAGGCGTTGTTCCGCAGGTAGCGGATTTTGTAGGTGGTCATCCCGTCGTCGCCCTGCACGTCCCGCATCGCCGGGGTCAGCGGCGACATCCCCCGGAAATCAGCGGCCGGATCCGGGATCGGCGCCCAGTGGACGCACTCCTCCGCCGGGACCATGAACCCGGTGCCCTTGTCCAGGACCCCCTTCGGCGGCTCCCACCAGTACCCGATTACCCGCCGGTACCAGCCGCCCCCGCCGGTGTGCACGACCTCGGACACGATGGTCACCCAGTCCGGGCGCAGCCGGATGAGACGGTCCTCGCCCGGCGCGTCCCAGATGTACGCGTTGCCCGCCAGGAACCGGTCCTGCTCCATCCGCGCCAGCAGGTCGCCCGTTGTCGTGTCCGGGCCGAACGGCTCCTCCAGCTTCGCCAGCGACGTGTTCCCGAACAGGTGCTTGTCGTCTTTCGCCTGGTAGGTGAACGTCGCCTCGCTGAACAGCGACATCCGCACCAGCGCCGCGGCGAAGATGATCGCCGAGCTTGAGTTGGCCTGCTGCGCGAACGCGGCGAGCTGCGGCAGTACCGGCTCCCGGTCCGGCGACCCGTACGAGGTCGTCAGCACCGCCGCGCCCGACGCCATGCCCTCCCAGTAGCCCGTGTCCCGGCGGATCAGCCGGTCCCACAGCCTCACGGACGCGGCCTCACATACCCGCCGTCGAACACGCGCACGGCATTCCTGACCTCATTAGCGGCATCCATCACCGGCTGCGGCAGGTTCTCGCATTCAGCCAGCGCCCTGAGCAGTTCAGCCACTGCAACGACAAACGTCGCTCTGGCTACGTCGGCAGGCCGGGGTTGCGCGTAAACATCGGTGACTAGTTTCATGATGCCCGCGCCCTGTCAAACACCTGCTGCAACGTCGTCGGAACCTCATGCACCGACGGCCGCGCCGCCGTCCCGTCGTCGTGGAACAGCGCCCACGCGCCCACGCACAGCGAGTCGAAGATGACCGCGCCGCCCAGCGGCGGCAGCCCGATCAGCGCCGCGCCGCCCAGCACCCCGGCGAGCGACAGCAGCAGCAGGACCACGGACAGGCGCACGATGTCTCCTCGCGTTACGCTGACTACAGGGATGGCCGGAGGCCGGATTGGGATCAGGCGCCGTGTGGCCTAGTAGGCGAGCGCTCGCCGAACGGCCTGAGATCGGAGTTTGCGGGATCGAGACCCGCCCGGCCATCCCCGCTCAGATAGCCCAGACTCCCGGCGTCGCCAGCTCTTCCCAGCGCAGGAACGCCCAGCAGGCCAGCGTCGCAGCCACCAGCGGCGACTGATCCACCTGCACGCGCCTCTCCCACGCCTGCGCACCCGCCAGGGCACGCTGCTGCGCTGCCCGCACAGCGGCGGTCAGCGGCCCTTGGTCCAGGTGAGCAAGACGGCCGTCGTTGACGAGAT